ACCAATATAACTACCCCCACCCCCTCCTAAATGAACCAAATGTGCCAAGGACCCCCTATCATCTATTGTACAATACAGGTATGGAAATATTTCCATAGGGCTTAGTGTGTTCTGGTGAATGATGTGAGGAAGGAATGTGATAGTAGAGACGATGTTACACCTGGCGGTGATGGATTCGGAAATTGAGTTCATGGTTGAACATGAGGCGTTGAAGGGGGTTGTAGAGGGAGTTAAGGGGCTGGATTATAGGGATCAGCTGGTGATTATGGGAGGAGGATCTGGGTACGGTTTCCGCCGATGGTATGGTATCCGAAGGATTCCTCTGATTATGAAGCGATATATCGGAGAAATTGAGATGAAGAATCTATGGTTCGCGCTTTCGTTACTCGCATCTTTTGGATTGGGCGTCGTCGTGCCCTATGGAAATATTTCCATGGCTGAGGGAACCACTAGTGAGGACAGTGAAACCGCTAGTGAAGACATTGCGGTAGGAACCGCTTGTGAAGAGGTAGGAACCACTGGTGAAATTGAAGATCCCGATGAGTCGGTACCGATGGGCGGGATGGAGAATGAAGACATTGCGGTAGGAACCGCTCTTTACGTGGATGAATTGGAGTCAGGTCTTGGTTATCCGATACGGGAAGAAGACTTTGTCCAATTCACGTCAGCTTACGGTCGACGTATCTCTCCCGTTCTTCAGGTCCAGGTGGATCATGTGGGTTTGGATATCCAGGCCGTATGGAGAGCGCAAGTCGTGGCTGTGGCCGACGGCGTGGTCGTTGAACATTGGCCTCCGCCTGACGGGTATTTCAAGGGGCATAGGGTATACGGAGGGATGGTTAGAGTTGACCATGGCTACTATGAGACCGTTTATGCGCATCTGCATTCGACCGAGGTTTATACAGGTCAACATCTGAAGAAGGGTGAGTTTATCGGAAGAGTCGGGGGAACGGGATATACGGTCGGGGAGCATTTGCATTTTGAAGTCAGGGTGAATGGGGCCCCGGTAAATCCGTTGTTGTACATACCAAGCTATGGAAATATTTCCATAGGTGAAGAACTGCGGTAAGAACCGCTTGTGAAGCATTGCGGTAAGAACCGCTTGTGAAGCATTGCGGTAGGAACCACGGAGGGAAGATGAACCACATAACGATGGTTATCTCAGAAGAGGAAGCGAAAGCGATATTAGATGCTCTTAGCCTGGTGATAGAAAGGAAGGAACGGATTGACAGACCGAATGCAAGTGCCCGAATCAGAGGAAGAATCCTACGCATCCTCTCTTCTGAAGAAGAGGATCACGGAGCTGAACAACAAGATCGACGAGCTGGTGAAAAATCACGCCGCCGAAGTAAGAAGGAAAAGGGAGCTGTCAACGGCGTTGATTCGCTGTTCTGACGAGGCGACGTATTTGAGAAATAGATTAGCTCACCAAGAGCGCCGGCATGAGCGGGAAATCCTCATGCTACGAAAAATGGTCGGGCTGTGGTATCGTAGATGGCATGTTGAACGACACCGACCGTAGATACGTAGAAATCGTCGCGGAAAAGATCGCCTCGGATAAAACGTATTCCGAGCTCGCTACGCAATTCAATGTATCGGTATCGACGGTTAAGAACGCCGTTTCCTGGGGTAGGACCCAAGGGATGTTCAACAAGGATCTCACTGAGAAGTTAGAGCACCATATTGCTGAATATCGCGGTTTGGTCGCAGAAACCGAGAAACTCTTACAAAGACGGATTAAGCTTGAAGAAGAGATGTACGAACACACGAGAGAATTGCTACCGGCGACGCAGTTCTCTTTTTTGATGCAGCGCTTAGAGGCCCAGAGAGAGCGGTTGATGGAGCTCGAGGGCGTCTATAAGAAGAGCGTGAACGTTCAGGTAAAGCAGGATACGAGGGTATTAGTATTGCCGTCTCGCGTCGCTCCGAGTGAGTGGGAGGAGATGGTCAGTAAGTTTTCCGGGAGGAGAAATGAGTCTCAAAGAGATCTTGGCCGCCAGGCAAGAGGCTGGATTGACCCCACCGACGGCCTATATGCCGCAGAAATTTCCGAAGATTCCGCGGAAACAGAGGAGATTATTGGAACGTATTCAGAAGAAGGTATGGGATCGTGAGCTCAGCAATTTGGAAGCCGCAGGAGAAGCAGAAGTTAGCCCTCTCAGCCCCGGCTGATGAGCTCTTCTATGGAGGCGCGAGAGGAGGAGGGAAGACTGATTTTCTTATTGCCGATTTCACCAGGGGCTTGGAGTATGGAGAGGATTATCACGGCATTCTTTTCCGGCGCACATTCCCGCAATTGGAAGAAGTTATCAAGCGCTCGAGGCAGATTTATCCCTCTTTGGGAGGGACCTATAATAAGACCGAACGGACATGGCATTTCCCGAGTGGATCGACGCTGAAGTTACGGTTCATCGAATCCGACGGTGATGTTGAGAACTACCAGGGCCATCAGTATCAATGGATCGGCTTTGATGAACTTACGACCTGGCCGTCCGACTATTCCTATATCTATATGATGGGGACGTTGCGTTCAGCGGCCGGCGTTCCAACGTCTGTGAGATCCTCAGGAAACCCTGGTGGTGTCGGGCATTTATGGGTAAAGGCACGGTTTATCGACCCGATGCCGCCCATGAAGCTCTATCACGATCCTAAGTCGGGGACTTCAAGGATGTTCATCCCGGCGAGACTGGAAGACAACCCGATCCTCATGGATAACGACCCCAAGTATTCCATGATGCTCGAAAACCTCCCCGACAAACTCTATCGGGCCCACAGATTAGGGGACTGGGATTCGATAGAAGGCGGGGTATTTGAAGAGTGGGATCGTAATAAGCATGTGGTGAAACCGTTCGTGATCTCTTCCTATTGGTATCGTTTTGCTTCATTAGACTGGGGCTACTCGAAACCTTATTCGTGCGGATTCTATGCTGTCGGCGCCGAAGGGGAGATCGTCCGGTTCTTTGAGATCTACGGCTGGAACGGGAAGCCGAACCAGGGATGCAAGAAAACCGCACCGGAAGTAGCACGGGAGATCTATTCGATTGCGTCAATGCATGGGATTAAGGATATCGTCCTCGACCCATCCATGTTTGCTAAACATGGTATGACAGGCAAGCAGGAAAAAGTCGTCTCGATCGCCGATCACTTTAAAGAGGTTGGGTTCAAACTCCACCCCGCGAACAATGACCGCGTTAATGGGTTGCAGATTATCCACGACTACCTCGCTTCGAGTCGTTCTGATGGATATCCCATGTTCACCGTATTCGAGAACAACACCCACCTTATCAGAACGATGCCCACGCTCGTGTATGACAGACATAACCCAGAGGATATAGACACTGATCAAGAAGATCACCCCTATGATGAATTGCGCTACGCGCTGACGAGTAAGTTGGTGAATAGAAAGTCTCATTTAGAGCCTCTCCCGATTGGCGCCGATAGGGCTGAGTACAACGCTCTCACCCTAGGTGATGATTATGACCCCCTTTCATTTTGACCTATGGAAATATTTCCATAGGTACTGGGCCCCGTTTGTCTTGTGGAGGTCAAAATGATTTGGGGAATAATTGGATTTACAGCGGGGTATTTGAAAGTTTTCGCACCGATTCATGAAACCGGTCATGCGATAATGGCTATACTTCATCTAAGGCCGTTCCGCATGTATTGGTCGTCGATGTGGATTGATGATCCGACATGGCTGATCGTTGCCGCAGGATACAGCTTCGAGTTGCTTGTCTTTGCGTTCATCTATTCGAAGTGGAGACATCCGTTTGTAAAGGGGCTTATGATAGAAGCAATCATCATCGCCTACTTTTCCAGGGACATGACGCTCATGATGGATCTTACCGGGTTGTCGTGGCATTTCTGGGCCATGCTTTGGACGGGATACTGGGGAACGATCAGTTACTTGTTAAAGAAGGATGGGGAGTTTATGCTCAAACTACGGAGGCGTTATGGCTGATGATGATAGGATCAAAATAGCTTCGGGAGGATTCGACAGACCATTAGGTGCCTATGGACCTACATGGGAGGAAATTGGAGACTGGATCAAGAGTTTCTTTTCTCGCCCAGGGAGAAAGCCGAACCCTAATGTCTTTGACGACCCCGAGTTTCGAGAGGAGCATCCTGAAGTTGATTGGGATACAGTGAGAGATAGGGCCTTAGAAGCCAAGAGAGCATCCCACGAAAACGATCCCGACGCCGAAGGCGTAGAGGGGGTGTTCGATTCCGCTTTCGCACACGGCCCCTTAAGTGATGCGTTTGACATGCCGTTTAACTCCGAAGGAATGGGGCGCCCCGGAGTAGAGGCCGAAGATATCATGGGCATGGGTGATATCGAGTATGATTCCGAAGACGAGATGAACCGTGAGCTCTCAGATCTCCCTGATTACGAGGCAGAAGAACCAACCCCTGTTCACTTTGAATACTCAGAGAGAACGCGCAATGTTGAAGCTCCTGAAATCAAGACCGTCCAGCAACTTCTTGTTGACCTCAAATACGACATCGGGCCTGACGGAGTAGATGGGTTTTTCGGCGAAGATACCGCGAACGCTTTAGCGCAATTCTATAGAGATAGAGATAAAGATCGGGACGGAACGGTGATCGACGAATCGACGTTCACGGAGCTCATAAGTGCAAGACGCTGAAAAAGAACTCATAGAATACGTTATGCGCCGCCAGGCGCAATTGGAAAAGGATCGAGAGCCATGGGAGGATCTCTGGCTTGAAATCTACGAACACATCGTTCCTCATCACTCCCTTCAATTCAAGGAAACAGAAACCGCCGGCGTGAATCCCATGAGGAACATCTACGATTCCTACGGGCTTTACGCCGCCCGAACGATGACGCGTGGGCTCATGTCCCAGATGGTTAATCGTTCTCTCCTCTGGTTTCAGGTGATCATGGATAACGACCGGCTGATGAAGTACCGGGATGTTCAGGTCTATCTGAAAGACCTCATGCACGGGATGTATGGGGAATATCGCCGGAGTAACTTCTATCAATCGATGGCCGATTACCTGATGAGCGCCGTTACGGCCGGTCATGGATTGATGCTTACCGAATCCTATCCTTCAGAAAGTAAGCTCGCCTATTCTGTAGGCCATATCGCTATGTACTACATAGACGAGAATGCCTGGGGAGAAGTCGATACGGTCCATCGGAAGTTCAAGATGACCGCCAGAAACTGCCTGAAGTATTTCCCCAGAGAGAACCTTTCCGACGACATAATAAGAGAGGGGACCACCGATCAAGGGAATAAGGATCAGGAGTTCGAGTTCATTCACGCGATCTATCCGAGGGATGACTACATCGCCGGCAGACCGGGCCCCACGGGAAAACCATTCATCGGTTACTACATCGATGTTGCGGCGAAGAAGATAGTCCAGAAGCAAGGCTATTCTACCTTTCCCGTTCAGACGATGCGCTGGTGGAAACTCTTCAATGAGCGCTATGGCCGGGGCCCCGGTTTGGATGCGCTTGTCGATGTTATGGGGCTCCAGCAGATCGCGAAGGCCAACATCAAGAGCGCCCAGTTCGCGTCAAATCCCGCCTATAATGTGCCCAAGGAACTTCGAGGAGAGACTCGCCTCATTCCTGGTGGGCACAACTACTACGACGAAACCAACAGGGTGATCTCCCCGATCGTCTCGAATGCTCGATACGATATAGGGCTCGACGCGGAGCAACGAAAGCGCACAGCCATTGACCAGCATTTCATGGTCGATCTCTTTAAGATGCTTTCTCAGATCGAGAGGCAGATGACGGCCACCGAAATCATGCAGCGGATGGGTGAGAAGGCTGCACTGATCGCGCCGGTCACGTCCAGAATGGCTTATGAGGCGTTTGACAAGATCCATCTCAGGACTCTTCACCTGGCAACCCAGGCCGGCCGACTTCCAGAACCCCCGGAAGTTCTGGCCGGGGAAGAGTTCGCTATCGAGTACACCGGGCCCCTGGCGCTCGCACAGAAGAGGATGTACGAGCAGGATGGGATTAACCGTTCTCTCGAGCAACTCGCCGGCATCGCTCAGTTTTCCCCGGAAGCCGCTGCGGCAGCCCAACGGAAGGTAAAGTGGGAACAGTTGGTTGAGACAATCTTCATGACCAACGGCGCAGATCCAGAAGTTTTGAGAACCGCACAAGAGATCGCAGAGATCAGGATGCAGGAAGCCCAGCAGCAACAGCAGCTCATGGCTCAAGAAGAGCTCCAGTCCCAGGGTAATGCATACAAGTCGATGAACCAGAAGCCAGTCCCTGGATCCCCCGCGGAGGCGTTGATTGGAGCAGCATGATCGATTCCTTACCCGGCTCGCCGGGAGATGGTTTCGGTTTCACAGAGATAAGAAAGCGCAGCAACGGATCATAACGTCCTATAGGGACATGTATGGCGCGAGCGACGAAGCCAAAAGCGTCCTCGCCCATCAATTGACAGAGATGTGCTTTTTCGCGGAAACGCGGTGCGAAGAGGATGTAGCCCTCAACAACGCCGCGAAACGGCTGTTGCGGGATCTCGGCATCTGGAATCCAGAGAACGCCGAAAAGATCGTCGCAGCGCTTATGACCGTAGAGGAGGTCAATGATGGCAGAGAGTGAAGCAGGATACGAGTTCTTCGGAGAGGAAAGCCATGGAAATATTTCCACAGGTGAGACTGAGAATCCTGGCGAAGAGAATTCGCAAGATGATGGATCGGGTACACAAGAACCATATGATGTGGAGGCTGGAACTTCTGGAAAAGGGACAGCTGACGGCGGCGATGGTAGCGGAGACGCGCAGGCTTCAGGATCTCAAGATGGATCAGGAACTGGAGAAGATGCTGCCAAAGAACCCGAGTCTGCGCCACAAGGCGAAGGCCCTCTATCGGGAGATGAAATCAGAGCGGTCATCAAAGAGAATCCTTGGATGGGGCAACTCAAGGGAGAGACACTAAAGAATAGACAACTGGTTGAGGAACTCAAGCAGTACAAGTCGTTTGATGAAGCGCTTCATGCGAGTCGGAACCAGACACGCACCGAAGTCTCGAACCCTTCCGACTATGAGCTCTCTGGAGATTATGCAGAGCAAATAGACCCTGCGTTCAATGACTTCTTTCGTAACGCTGCGGCAAATGCCGGCATTACGAAGGAAGCGGCCGAATCCTTCTACAACCAGTACGGCGCATTTTTCAGACAGCGCTATAATCAGATACTCGAGGATCAGAAAGAAGACCGAATCAGGGCAGAAGCGGAGCTCACCAAAGAGTTTGGGGGCACCAGACAGTTTAAAGAAGCCCTATCTGATATGCGGGGCGCCGTTATGGAGCTCGGCGGTGAAGATGTCCGTGGCTTGACAAAGGACTATTCGCTGGAGAATGATGGGAGATGGATCAAACTGCTCGTGAAAATCGGGCAGATGACCAAAGAGGGCCAATTCGTCCCCGGAAGTCAATCGACGACCGTAGACAGGGAATCGGCCATGGTATACGGCGATGAATTTAAGAAGATCGCCGGAGAATAGTTCTCCACCGTAGAGAACGGCTTACCTACCGAATAGGGAACGTGAGTTAGAAATCGCGGTAGTTGACGGAACGGATTCTCGAAATCCTATTTTGGGAGTTTGCTGATGGCAACTTTAACCACGGCTTCGCAGCTAACGTTCCTTGAACTTGCGAACCGTCTCAACAACAAAACCCTCCTTGCCATCGCCGAAGTCCTCTCGGAAGAAAACGAGTGGATGAAGGACGCCGTATGGCTTCCTTCTAACCAACCCACTTCTCACGTTCATCTTCAGCGGCTCAATGAGCCCACGGGAGCTTTGCGGCGTATCAATCAGGGTGTCGAAACTGAAGCGTCTCAGACCCAGAAAGTCACTGAGCCCTTCGCAATGTACGAGGCAGAGTCGGTAATCGACGAACGCCTGGTCCAACTCGCGAAGGACAAGCGATCTTTCCGCTCGGGTGAAGACCTCGCCTTTCTCTCGGGTATGTTTAAGAACGTCTCCTCGGATATGCTCTACGGCTCTTTGGCCACGGAGCCCGACGGAATCAACGGCTTTCTTACCCGCCGGAACGAGCTCGGAACTAACGCAGTTAGTAACGGCGGTTCTGGATCCGACCTCATGTCCGCACTGATCATTCAGTGGGGCAAGGATCGAACTCACCTGATCTATCCCGAAGGGTCGAGCACCATGGGGATCAAGGCTGAAGACCGCGGTCGCCAGCGTATCCTTGACTCCGACTCCCGCCCCTATTGGGCATGGGTCACTCGCTTCTACTTCGATGTTGGTATTGTCGTTCGTGACGATCGCTGCTTGCAGCGCGTAGCCAACATCGAATCCGCTGGTTCGACCAACATCTTCGATGAAGACGTTCTCATCGGGCGGTTGAACGCTATGAAGGATCGGGGCAAAAACTCCGTAATCTACGTCAATCAGACTCTGTTGACGCAGATGGAAATCCGGGCGAAGGACAAGACGAACGTCAACTACAACTTCACCGACGCATTTGGTGGTCAAATCCTCACCTTCCGGGGCAGTCCTGTACGGCTCTGGGAGCAGATGCTGATCACTGAATCTGAAGTGACTTAAGGAGGGATCAGATGGTTAGAGATGCAATGCTGATCCTTAGTGACGCACAGGCCGAGACCTCTCAGGCAGCGCACGACTCCGACAACGTTATCGACTTCGGCGCATCCGGCGCCGACTATGGAGCAATCAATGAGGCTCACCTTTTCGCGAGGGTGAGAACCACATGTACCTCAGGCGGTTCCGCAACGCTGACGGTAAAGCTCCAGGATTCTGCCGACAATTCTTCGTGGGCAGATGTCGAGGGCGTAACGTCTGGATCGGTGGCCGTTGCAGACCTCGAATCGGGGCTGTTCCTTCTTCGGACGAAACTTCCCCGAGACCTCCGTCGCTACATCAAGTTGGTTTACACCATCGGGACCGCCGCGCTTACCGCCGGCGACTTCGATGCGTGGGTTGCGCCTTTCGGCGACCCCGACGTGTAATAGATCAATCCTCACCTATGGAAATATTTCCATAGGTGAGATCCTTTTGGAGGGGATATGAATAGTAGTCATGATGGGTGGGCACACCTCACCTCCCTTGTCGAGGATCTCACGAAGGCGAACTCGCCGATGACGACAAAGATCGCCGAAAGGCTGACTGCGTTGCACACCGGGATGGACGCCGGCACGATCACTGTAATCGGTGAGAAAGACATGCAGACTATCTGCGAAGGTCTTATGCAATCCGTTCGAGCGACCAAGCACGAAAAGAGTGGGATCTAATGGCTAAAAAGAAAGAAACGAAATACGAAGTTCTCACGACCTGCTATCACAACACCCGGCTCTTTAGAGAGGGTGAGATTGTGTCGCGGAGCCAACTGGGCCCCGGCGCAGTCCCTAAGCATTTCGTGGAACTGGTTGAAAACCCGGAGTACATTCCTGCATCGCAGGTGAAGACCGAAACTTCGGAGGAGTAAGTCATGCCGAGTGAGATAGACGTTTGCAACGACGCTCTGGCGATGCTCGGAGAACCGGAAATCATCGCTTATACCGATGGGATCCTCGGTTCGCGTTGCCAACGGCTCTATCCAAGAGCTCGGGACTACGTACTTCGAGCGCACAAATGGTCACGGGCGCGGAAACAAGCGTCTCTCACTCAGGCATCCTATGATGGAACTGGGTGGGAATATGAGTATACCCATGTCGAATGGGAGATGCGAGAAGGCCGGATTGTATCGGACGCCGATGAGCTCGAGATCCTCTACATCTACCGTGTCACCGACCTCACGACCATGGACCCTTCGTTCTGGAATGCGGTCGCTGCATATCTGGCCTACATGATGGGCGGGGTCATTACGAAGAACGTTCAGATCCAGAACAACATGTACCAGATGTACAAAGTCGCGCTTCTTGAGGCGAAGTTCGTTGATGCTTCCGAGTATGAGGAACCGAGGGAAGAAGAGGTGGATTGGGCAGAAATCGGCCGAGAAGACTTAGATGACGATGAGTGGAAAAGGTGGGCACACTAAATGCCCCAGCATATCGTCAATTCGTTCATAAACGGCGAGATCGCTCCTGCCTTTTATGGACGTTTCAACACTGAGCTCTACGCCTCTGCGGCGAAGAAGATAGAGAACGCGGTCGTCGAATCCTCCGGCGCCGTCAAGATCATCCCAGGAACCTACTTTCTCACTAATACCGCCGGGAATGATCACGCCCGGTTAGTCCCGTTCCAGACCTCAGCGACCGCCGCGGTGATGTTCGAGATCACTTCTGGTGTCTTGCGAATCATCGAAGACGATGAGGTGAAGCAATGGCACACCTTCACACTCGATACCGCACCCTCGCCGGCAGACTTTGCTCCGGGCGCCACATTGACCGGCGCCACCTCTGGAGCAACGTGTGTCGTTCAAGAAAAGACCTCCGGCACCGTGTATCAATGCACAGACTTTTCAGCTACTGCGTTTGATGCCGGAGAGGACATTACAGATGGAACGAACACAGCGACGGGTGCGAGTGGCTTTCCAACAAAAAGCGCTGCGGCAGACTTCGAGCTCACCGTCCCCTGGACGGGAGATGAGATCTTTGAATTGGACTACGCACAGCCGAATGACTCCATCTACTTCACACACCCTTCTCATCAGATGCGGAAGATCACCTACCAGTCGAACGGCGCGTTTGTGCTCGCGACCGTTACCGTTACGGCATACTCCGGGCAGGACTTTTCTACGACCGACAACTATCCCCGATTCGTAAAGGTCTATGAAAGCCGGCTCATTATAGGGCCGACCAATGATGAGCCCTTCACGATTTGGGGATCTGTCCCGTTTAGCCTCGAGGACTTCAGCGAGGGTACCGCCGATGATGATGCCTGGTCCCACATTATGTCTGCCTCAGAACGGGCGGATATCCAATGGATGATGGGCAAGAACGCGCTCTTCATTGGAACGACCGTGGGGCCCCACAAAATCGGCGGGATCGATTCCCTTTTAACGCCAAGCACCATATTTGCCGCGAAGCGGCAGAGCAACTTCTCCTGTTCGGATATCCCCCCATTGATGGCCGGGGAATCCATCTTCTATCTCCAGAGAGGGGGCAAAGCCGTTCGTAGGATCCACTACTCTCAAGAGGGTGAGACCTACATGACCCCGGATATCTCGAAGGTCGCAAAGCACCTTTTCTCGAGCAAGATTGTGCGGTGGGCATTCCAGTCGGAGCCGGAGAACTACCTCTACCTGGTGAGAGAAGACGGGAAGCTCTTAGTCCTCTCTCTCGATGAGACCATGGGCCTCATGGCGTGGAGCCAGGTAGATATGAGCGGCGATGTGGTTGATGTTGTCGTCACGAAGACCGGCATAGAAGAACGAGTATGGGTCCAGGTAAAGCGAACGATCGACAACGCCATTGAGTATCATGTGGAATACTTCGATTCGATCACGCCTAAGGAATCGGTAGAGGATTACCACTTTCTCTGGGCTGGTAAGAAGTGGGAAGCCGGCGATGAAGTGGTGATCAGCGATATCACCCAAGCGGATCCCGCAGTGGTAACGTCAACGGCTCATGGACTAGCCGAAGATACCTATATCAGAATCACAGAAGTCTCGGGGATGACCCAGGTAAACGACCGGATATTCCAGGTAAAGAACGTAACCACCAATACCTTCGAGCTGTACAACACCGACGGTTCGGAGCATGACGCAACGGCGCATGACGCCTATTCCTCCGATGGAAAAGCAACACCGGTGATCCAAAGCCTCACTGGTCTGGATCACATAGAACAAGAAGACGTAATGGTCTTTGCCGATGGAGCGAACGTCGAGACGGTAAACCCGCTCGGAGGGGCGGCTACCCTCTCCTCGTGGTACAACAAGATCCACGCCGGCCTCTACTATCAGGCAGAGGTAGAGCTTTTGCCCTTCGGGCCGTTCTTGGATCGTATGTCGATCATCTCGGAAATGTTCGTTCATGTCGCCGATTCTGCCGCGATAGCCTTCGTGGATCACAAGGGTGAAGAGCAGATCGTCGACTTCAGAGAAGCAACGGACCTCATGGATACTCCCGTTCCTCTCTACACAGGAACAAAGAGAGTGAACTTCCCTGGGCAACACACGTATCAGCCCAGTCTGGTTGTGCGGAGCTCCGGCTCATTACCATTTACACTCTTGGCTGTTGATGTCTTTCTGGATGTGCGAAAATGAGGTATGGAAATATTTCCATAGGTGGTGAGAGATGAGTTTGATAATGGGTGGGTTAGCGGCCGCCGGCGCAATCGCTGGTGGGATTGGACGAAGACGGCGACGGAAAGCGTCTGAGCGAGCCGGGGAACAACAAATGAAGTTCCTCGAGGAAGACGCCGCAGCAACCCGAGCGATGTACGCCGATAAGGCAGAGCGCTATCAAGAGCAGGGCGAAAAGGTCTTGGGGACCCAAACGGCGCTATCGGGAAAGTTCGGTTCTGTTCTTCACGGCCAGGGTGCATCAACGCAAATGGTCGCAGAAGAAAGTGAGCAGAATCTTTCTGAGGATGTGCAGAACATCATCGCCCAGGGCGAGCAGGAAGCAAGCAGGATTCTCAACCAGAGAGACCAACTCAAATCACAAGTGAGAACCTCAAAGAGAACGGGGTTTCTTGATGACATCTCGAGTATTGCGGGCGCCGCGGGGTCGTTCGCCGGCGGCTTCCAAGCGTTCGGAGGAAATCCCCAACTTCTCGGCGCAGAAGTCGGCGGCTTTCTCAACCCATTCAAGAAGCGGAAAGATCACGTAGGAGAAGTGGCAGGGAGATTGGGCGTTAGAAATCCATACGCACCACCGCCGCCCCCGAGTTAAGGAGCCCATACTAATGCGACTGCCAAGGATCGAAAGACAAGTAAACCTCCCCGGACCGGCCGGTCTTCAAGCGGTAGACTCCGGCGAAGGCGTCTTCGGTCAAGCACTGGGGCAGACGATCACGAACGTCGTAGAGGTGGCCGATAAGGTCAACCAACAGATCGCCGCCGCAGAGTTCGCAACGGGGCTCCATCAGTTCCGTAAGGGGCTCGCCTCTTTCTACGAAGAGCACATCTACGATAATCCAGATCCCAGCACCTACCAGGAGCTATTCACGGAGTACGTTGAGAACGGGCTCTATGAAGAGACGTTCCAGGGGTTTAGAAACGCAACGGCCCAACGGATGTTCGAGCAGGAAGCTCGTCAGCTCCTCGAGCAGAACCGGGCTCAGGTAACAGAAAGCCAGATTGTCTCGACACACAATATCGGTCGGGAAGAGTTCAACACCGTCATCAACGAAGATGTCCTTTCCGGTGACTACGCCGCCGCGAGAGACTCTGTGAACATGGCCCATGAATCCGGCCTCTTCGGGAACCATGAGGTACGTACCTGGGCCTATGTGATCGATAAAGCAGAATCCGTCGGGAACGTCCAAGACTCTGTAATGGATACTTATGAGGAAGTCAAAGCCACCGATGGGTTAGACGCAGCCTTAGAAGCGGCGACACAAGCGCTCAACGAGGCCGAAGGCGGCGTCCATATGCTCGCCACAGAAAACGGAAACGTAGAGCATGTCCAACTCTTCAACAATGAGGATCGAGCATCCCTAGAACAGAAGCTCAAAGCTCAGTATGGAGCAGACCTTGAAACGGCCCGAAGGGCAGAAAGTAACGCGGTAGAATCCGCAACGATGGATATACTGTCGGTCTTTCACCAAGGCCAATACGCGCATCCAGATCAGATGATTTGGGATATCGTCCACGGAGCTCGAGGCGCTGATATCAGAAACTCAGACGAGTTTGGGCGCCCGAAGTACCAGATGCTCTTGGGCTTGGCAAACAACTGGAAAAACCAGGTAGACAGCCCTGGGGGCCCCGAAGAGGAGTTCATTAAAGACCAGGAAATACTTCTTTTAGACGCCTTGCGTAGACAAGTGAGAAGCGTTATCGAATTGCGGCCGGAAGAGGCGTGGAGCGCTATCCAAGAAGTTACTGATCCCTGGATGAGGGATCGTGAAACGGGCCTCTATATGGTCGATGAGAACGGAGATCCGGTGCGCAAAGAGGCTGGGACGTTCATCCGAATTGAAGAGCACGATTCCGCACTCAACTCGCTCTATCGGGATATAGAGTCCAAGGCGACAGATAGACTTCAGACAGTAGCCCTGGATGCAATCAACAAAGCGAGTAAAGACGGCTGGTTTGGTAGAGAAGGGGTTATGGCAGGAGACAATAGGTTTCGACGCGATCAGTATGAGAGAGCCCTCCAGACCGTCTATGAATACATCGACGCCAATCGGCAAAACTTAAGTCCTGCCCAACTCGAAGAAGAGATCACTAAGTTTGTGCAAAGCATCGGCGATGATCCTATAAAAGCATTCCTAAACGAAGAGGTAAGCACAGTTCTGGGCGAGGGACTATTTTCTGGGAGAACGACGGTTGATGA